GTGTGCTCTTCCGATCTTGTTGGTATCATTAACTTTGCATATTGGTTAGCAAAGAATGACACAACATACCAAGATCCTAACTTAGAGTTAGTAGACGAATGGGCCGAAGCATGGAGTTACTTTTTAATTAAAGCAAGTAACACACTTGCTAAAGAAGCTGGATCAATTAGCGGAGCACTAGAAACAAAATACGGCCATGGTATTACACCTAATCAAACATATAAGAAAGATGTAGATGAACTAGTTCCTCACCAAGAGAGACAAGATTGGAAAGGACTTAGAGCAAGTTTAAAAGAACATGGTATTCGTAACTCAACACTAATGGCACTTATGCCTGCTGAAACATCTGCACAGATTAGTAACAGCACAAACGGCATTGAGCCACCACGTAGTTACATTAGTATTAAACAAAGTAAGCATGGCGTACTTAAACAAGTAGTACCAGGCTACCCTAGACTTAAAAATAAGTATGACTTACTATGGGATCAGAAGTCACCAGAAGGCTATTTGAAGATAATGGCTGTTCTACAAAAGTACATTGACCAAGGCATTAGTGTTAATACTAGTTACAATCCAGAACATTACGAAGACGAAAAAGTTCCAATGTCTCAGTTATTGTCAGACATTATTACGTTTTATAAATATGGCGGCAAGCAGTTATACTATAATAATACATACGACGGCCAGGGTGAAATAGATACATCATCATCTGAACCATTATCTTTAAGTGAAATTGACGAGGACGACTGCGAGTCGTGCAAAATTTAATATGAGTTCAGTTCTAAATACAAATAAAAAATACAACCACATGGAAGCTAAGATGTTCTTAGATAAAGAAGGTGGGGTATGTATGCAACGGTATGATACGATTAAGTATCGACAGTTTGATAAGCTAACTGATAAGCAGTTAGGCTTCTTTTGGCGACCTGAAGAAGTAGATATTACTAAAGATTCTAAGGACTTTAAAGACCTAGAAGAACACGAAAAGCATATCTTTACAAGTAACTTAAAGCGCCAAATACTGCTAGACAGTGTACAAGGCCGCTCACCTAATCTTGCTTTCTTGCCTATTGTAACTCTGCCAGAGTTAGAGACATGGATTGAAACTTGGGCATTCAGTGAAACAATTCACAGCAGAAGTTATACGCATATTATCAGAAATGTGTATCCAGATCCTAGTAAAGTATTTGATGAGATGTTAAACATTCCAGAAATTACAGATTGTGCTGATAGTATTACACACTATTACGATGACTTGATTGCAATGAATCATGCAAGAGACAGAGGACTAGCTAGTTACAACGAATACGAACATAAGAAAGCATTATGGTTATGTATCATGAGTGTAAACATACTTGAAGGTGTACGCTTTTATGTATCATTTGCATGTAGCTGGGCGTTCGCTGAAGTTAAGAAGATGGAAGGTAATGCAAAGATTATTAAACTTATTGCTAGAGATGAGAATGTTCACTTAGCAAGCACACAGCACATGCTAAAGTTGTTGCCAAAAGAAGATAGTGACTTTGCTAAAATTAAAGAAGAGACAGCAGAAGAGTGTAAGCAAATGTTTATCGATGCTGTTGATCAAGAAAAGAAATGGGCACAGTACTTGTTTAAAGACGGTAGTATTATCGGATTAAACGCACAGTTACTAGAGCAATATGTAGAGTACATTGCCGCTAAACGTATGCAAAACATAGGTTTAGAAAAAGTTTACACAGCAGGCACACATCCGTTACCATGGACTAACAAGTGGATTGGGGGCAGTGATGTACAGGTAGCACCACAAGAAACTGAAATTAGCAGTTATGTAATTGGTGGTACAAAACAAGACGTAACACAAGACACATTCAAAGGCTTTAGTCTTTAGGAGAAAACACACATGTATGATTTAGAAAATTTAACCGGCGATATCGTAACCATGAAATTAACAAATGGTATAGAACTACTCGCACAGCTATTAGGCACAGACGAAGATAACAACTACTTTACACTAGGCGAGCCTAGAATTGTAGTTATTAACGGAGCAGACTTAGCACTTATTCCTTATGTATTTACATGCGACACCGTTGAGGTAGTTATACCAGCATCAGCTGTACTTAGCATAAATAAAAGTAGTGAGGACAGTACCGCAGACTATGAAAAATTAGTTAGTGATATAGCAGAAGACGCAGTCACAGAAGAATAGGAGTACGCTGGCCAAGGATGGCACTTTTATAAACAGAGATTATTATGGCAGGTATAGCAAGAGTTAAAACAGATAAAGCAAAGGGTGTAATTTTAGGCCCTGGTGCTTCCACTGTATTCGCAGACGGCAAGAAAGTATCGCTTATAGGTGACAAGATATCATCGCACGGTAAGTCTCCTCATTCCGCACCTGCATTAGTTTCAAATGGTGCAACCACTGTAATGGCAGATGGCGGAATACCTTCCAAGAAAGGATCAGTTGCTACATGCGGGCATTCAGTAACAGGCGGCTCGGGTACAGTAGAAGTTTCTTAAATAACTTGCAAGATATCATTTATATTACTTTCGTAAATGCTTATTGTAGATAAATCTTTTCCAGCAAATAACGATAATTCATATAACGCAGATACGTTGTATTCTTCTTCTGTGTCTATTGCATTGACATCCCAATCATCGCATAATGCATGGCTAAACACTTGTGCTATGCCCGAGCCTTTTATCACATGACCCTTAATAGTTACATTAATTATATCATCTGTTTCTAGTCTAGTTGCTGTAGGCGGCACTGCAATACTAGTTAACTGATCAATTGGCAAGCCAGATACTTTACTTGTTTTTGTCTTAATAGTGTGGTAGCCAATCATTGTTTTTTGTAAAGTAGCATGAGGTGAACTAGCTTTATGTATGTCGTATAACCACTCGCCTTCTCCGGATATAACACTAAAAGTGTCACCGCCAAACAACGGGTCTTCTAGTACTTCAAACGTTGCGCCTGTAGCGTTACAGAACTTATGTAGTGCATGTTGCTGGTGAGCATTGTGCTTAAATTTATGAAATCTTACATGCGCCTTTGTGTTCATAGTGGCGATGTTTTGCTTTATGTGTTTCCATTCAGCACCTAAGAATACTTTACCGCAGTGCTCGTATATACCATCTATGTCAAATATTACTTGCACACTTGCATCTTTTATCTTTTGTAGCACATTGTGATTACACATACCGTAAGTGTTAATCATTGTGTAAACACCCTGCACAGTCATAACTAAAACGTACGGGACCATGTATTTCCACTCTAGTGCATCACCGTACTCGCTATACATTGTTACCGACTGTAAGTCCTTTAATTCCTGGGTCATCTCAACAATAACTGGATAAGACAGATCAATTTCACCGATAGATCGTTTGCTAAACGTAGAACAAAACCATTGGCCACTAGCACTTAACGGATTAAAAATCCTATTGCGTGTAGTTGGATCAACTCTGATATTTTGTATAGTCATAAAAAAAGGCACCAAACGTATTTAGTGCCTTTAGATATTTTATCTACTGTTATCTGACTTAGTTTTTGTAAGTACCAGCAGTATATGTTACTACTTCTTCATAATCTTCTTCGTCATCATCGTAATAGTACTCAACTGAGTCGTTAATTTCTGTTTCGCTTGTTGCAAAAACACCTACAGAATACTCTTCAACATATACCTTTTCATCTACTGTGCCTTTGACCGCAAAGTGATATACACCTGGCGCAATACTAGCTGGCGCTGTTGTAGCATCAGTAGTATCAAAAGTTACAATACCTGTAGCGGCATCGAATGCCATCCAAGGTGATAAAGGACTAAAGTCGAGTATTGCTACATCTGTAACTGTATCGCTTAAACCAATATCAATCGAAGTCGCCGCTCCACCATATTGTATGTTATCTAATCTACCTGATGGTATACTAGTAAACGTTACTTCTGATGTCATAGGACATGATAATACCGAGAAACTAACTTTCTTAAAGTCCGCTGTTTTACCAGTAGGGAATGAAAGATTTTCGTAACTTAGTAGTGTATGATAATCGCTTTCTGTTGAAGTTGTTCTTTTAAGATTAGCCATTTCAGTGCCACGTGTTACCATGTAAGACTTAATAGTTTCAGCTGAAGTTGTATCATACAAGTTCATAAAGTGAGTAGCAATAGCAGATGTACTTGCCGCCGCAGGACTAGTGCCTGTTGCAGTAGTGTAATTTGCTACGTTAGCAAAGTCTGCTACGCAAACATCTACGCCTAGTGCAAACACATCAATCTTTGCCGCGTTCTGTACGAGTGCTTTTACTACTGGAGTTGTTGCTTCATCAACGTAATCAATTATAGGCATCTGGCTAAAGTCAGGTACCTCAAAATAGACATTGTGCGCTCCAACTGTTGTGATTGTATCCAAACCACCTGGTGTTACTGTGTCAA